TGATGCTAATGGCACGCGGTACAGCCTCAGGTTACTCAGGCGCACTATCAGCACCTACCTTCGCACTTGCTTCACCAGTGGCAGCAACAGGTCAAACTGCAATTGCCGCAAACACTTACTATGTCAACGTCACAACTGACGCTGGTATCTCAGTAAACGGTTTTGGTGAGTCAATCCTTGGAACAGAAGCCAACACAGTGGTTGCATCAGGTGACGTACTAACAGTCACAGTTTCAACAGCAGTCGCAGGCGCACTTGGTTACAACATCTACGTTGGAACAGCAACAGGTAACGCAAACTTGAAGTACCAGGGAACTCTAAAGGGAACAGGTACATTCACAATTCAGGGCGCTGGCACAACAGGACTAACAGGCAACAACGCTGCTTTGACAACAACTGGCGCTGCTGCAACACGTGCTGCTGCTGACACATCTGCGTATGCAACAGGCTACGACGGCATTTTGCCAACAGTGCTTGGACCAAACTCAGGTTTCAACAACGCAATCAACAGCACATTCTCTACTTCTAACCCAGGTGTTGAATACCAGGCTGTATTTGCTAACTTGTACCAGAACGTCAAGGCAGATCCAGACATGGTTCTAATGAACGGAAATGATCGTAAGCAACTTTCAGACGCGATCAAGAACGGCTCAACAGCAAACTACCGTCTAACAATCGATAACCCAGGAACATCAGGAACCACATACGGTTCTATCGTTACTGGACTTCAGAACGAAGTAACAGGTAAGTCAGTGGACATCGTGGTACACCCATGGTTGAACTCAGGCGTATCACCTGTTCTTTCATTCACACTTCCAATTCCTGACACAGAGGTATCTGATGTATGGGCGAACTTCTTGGTACAGGACTACATGGGTATCCAGTGGCCAGTAACTCAGTTCACCTACGACTTCTCAACATACTTCCGTGGTACTTTCTTCTGCACCGCACCAGCATGGAACGGCGCAGTATCAGGAATTATCTCTGCTTAATAACTGAATACAGCAAGGCAATGGGGGGTGCGTTCTACGGGGCGCACCCCTCACTTAAATAGAGAGGGCAAACAATGGCAAGATTGGTAGCATCAGACAAAGGCGTACGCGAAACTGAAGTCAATGGGCGTTTATACAAGCCTGATCATGGCGGGATCTACAACGTAGATAGCCCAAGCGCAGCAAGAGCAATGAAGGCTGAAGGATTTTTTGAAGCAACGCTTACTCCATACTCGCAAGGCGACGCCACAAAAGGTTTTAACTGCGTAGAATGTGGGTTTGGATCTTGGTTTCGCAAATGTTCACGTTGCGGTCACACAAACGGGGAACCGCAAAGAGACGGGGAGTAACAAATGGCAGTGGGTATTACGGCTGACACGATTGATGACGAGAGTGCCTACCTGACCGTTGCAGAGTTCAAAAACGCGCCTACCTCACTGGACATCAACAACCTTGTCTCAGGCGGTAATCAAGCCGCACAGGACGCGGAGTTGGCAAACATCATTTTGCGCGCTTCATCGTACATGAACGAGTATTTGAACCAAAACCTTGTGGCAAAGCGAAACACAGAGACTCAACGAGTGCGCATGACCAGCCAAGGTTTCATTTCACTGCACCCAAACAACAACCCTGTAATTGCGTTAGAGTCATTTCAATATGGACCAACGCCAAACAACCTTCAAACCCTGACAGATCCTTCACAGTGCTGGTTTGAGTCTCAACAGGTGATTGTGCCTTTGTCGCAGATGAGCGCAACCTACTCCAGCGCTGGTCCACTTTCATTTGGATCTTACGCGCCAAATCAACAGTTGTTCACCAAATACACCTACGTTGCAGGCTACGTTAATACCGCGATTGTGACGGCTGTGGCTGCTGCAACCTCATTGACCGTTGCCAGCAGTGCAGGCATTGTTGCGGGTATGTCATTGCGAATTTACGACGGCGCTTTGTCTGAAACAGTTACAGTTGCCTCAACCTACACCTACGGTTCTACCACTGTTCCCTTGACCTCAGCGCTGGTTTTTACGCACGTTGCGGGTGTTGCCATAGGAAATCTACCTAATGCGATTAAACAGGCTGCAATCCTGCTTACAACGGCGTTTATACGTATTCGTGGAGACAAGTCAAACACAATGAGTATTACCACGCGCGCTCAGGGCAGTGAGATCCAAGGCGCAACGCGCTACGGCAGTGACATCCAGTTAGCCCTAGACATGGTGAACCTCTACCGCAGGATACGTTAATGGCAGGGCGCACAGGGGTACGCGCGACAATCTACTCATTTTTGTCTGTGCAACCAATTCCAAACCTCAACCAAATCTTCACGTCATTTCCCAAGCGCATTGATTTCAACGTCAATTCAACACCTGGATCTGACACACGGGCTGCTGCAATTATCTTTATTGCGTCAGAGACTGAGAGCAGAGTTGCTATTGGCGGTGCAACCAACGGTATCAAGCGCGTTGATTACACAGTCATTTTGCAGATCTATCAGCACTCATTTGAGCGAAACGCAGAAGCAGCAATGACCAGTTTTGATACGCTTATCGACGCAATCAAAACACGCCTGCGTTCAGATCACCGATTTGGGGACGTGAACGGCACTTTGGTTTGGCAGGGCGCTGAACCGCGTATTACTACGCGCTACGGCGAACCTTCAACGGCTGAAGAAGGCATGACGGAAACGTATGCTGAGGTAGAATTTGAAGTCACGGAAATGATCAACGCATAGGGAGAAAGCATGAAATACAAGTACAACGGAACAGATGAACGCGTGTTCCCTACGTTGGGGATCACCGTGAAACCAGGCGACGAGTTTGAAGCGCCTGAGAAGTTTGACGTGCCTAATGTAGTACCAGCAGGCGCACACAAATCAACACCAGCAACGTCTGCCGCGTCAGACCCAACATTAGGAGAGTGAAATGCCAGGACAAAATAGCGTACGCAGTTACATAGGTATTGCGAAAGAAGTAACCAAGGGAACTGCAGTTGCACCAACAGATTATCTAATGGTGATGGCTGATAGCGTCAAGCCAGCAGACATCATTGATCCACTGTACGACAAGGGACTACGTGGTTCGCTTGTTGAGAACTACAACTACCTTCCAGGGCGTGAGTATTCAACCTTTGATTTCAGTTCAGCAGCGTTCGCTGACGGAATTGGTTACGCGCTAACTGGTTTGTTAGGTGCTTGCGCCACAACAGGCGCTTCAGCACCTTTCACTCACACAATCGCGCTCAAAAACTCTCTTGCAGCAGCAGCAGACGCTCAGCCATTGTCTTACACAATCACTGATTTCTATGCAGCAGCAGTGCGTCAATACCCAGGCATTCAATTCACTGATTTCTCGTTGAAGTTCAGTGCTGACGGGTTGCTTGAATACGACGCCAAGACAACTGGTTTCCAATCAGCAACGGTTGCTGCTCCAACACCTACTTTCAGCACAGTGTTGCCAACTCCAGTTTGGACAGGTACTGTCTCTATCGGTGGTTCAGCGGTTTCAAACACCGTGTCAGGAAACATCGACATGAAGCGCCCAGTGACACCTATCTTTGGTATCTCAAACACTCAGAACCCATACGCAGTATTTGTGGGTGCTTTGGAGACAACAGGTAAATTCACATTTGTCATGGAAAACGACACAGAACTTACACGTTTCCTAACTAACACTCAACCAGCAATCGTGCTGAACTGGGCTCAGGGCGCAGGTGCAACAGCAACTCAGATCCAAGCAACACTCACAAAGGGTGCGTACACCGCAGCAGTGATTGAGCGTGGACAAGATTACGTACAGGTCACAGTTGACTTGAACGCTCAGGGTAATGCAACTGATGCTGGTGCCTCAGGTGGCTTCAGCAACATCAAGTGGGTATTGCAGAACGCAAAGCCTGCTGCAACATACATCTAATAGAACCAAGCAATGGGGTGGTCAGGTTGATCGTGGAATTGCCTTCCCGCGATCCCGCACCCCATTGCCCTATCTAGTACAATAAAATGAAGGCAAACCTACATGGAGGCAAAAATGGCTAAGAAAGTAACATTACCGTCAGGCGCAACAGTCACATTCAAGGATCCAAACTCACTGCGCGTTAAGGATCGCAAGCGCGTTATGCGCGTAACAGATGAGACTGAGGGTGGAGATCTATCTAAGGCTATGGCGCTGACAGACGCGCTAT